ACTATGGGCGAAGCTGACGGCAGTGACATTCTAGATGATGACGGCAATCTTTTAACCGCAACTACGCATCTCCCTGGTGCTTTTCGCGTTTATTTCGCTGAACCATCATTGACAACGAACAACCTGCAAAACCTTCAGCAAGGTGAAACCTACACTGTAAATATTGCCGGTGCTAAACTTTATGACAAATGGGACGGAAGTCGCCCAATGGCTTCAACTTTTGACACGCACCCAGGAATGAGCAATGTCTCAACAAACGTAACCAGCCGCGATGCTGCTACGATTACGTTTACTGTTGATGCTGACGCGCAGCGTGGAGATAGCGATCTTTCTTTGAACACGTACTCTGGTGTATCCAATGTGCGAGAGGACGTAATCAAAGTTTTTTACAGCGCCCCCACGGCAACTCGTTTGTACACAACTCCCGGCACATCAATTGATGCCGCTAGTGACACCAACCCTCACACCATTGACAGCGATGCTGACAATATGGAAATTGAAGCTGGTGAATCATTTGACTTAAGACTTTTGGGTAGTCGTCTTGAGGCCATCGCTGCAAATGCGGCTCAAATGGCTTTTGTTGACGGTTCCGACAACCCATACACCTCATTGTCCATCTCAAACGTGAGCGAGCATACTCCTGCTGGTACCGGATCCGGTCATCATGCTGATTTTCGAGTAACAGCCGCTGCTGACGCGACAGAGGCATCTGGTCTTAAGCTTCAATTCAAAACCTTGTCTGCAACAGGACTTCACTCCGGTGAGTTTGCTTGCAACATTTCGATTGTACCCGCCGAGCCTACTGTGGCATCTGTCGCAATGGCAGGACGCGAAGGAGCAATCGATGGTGATACCGCTTCCATCGAAAGAGGCGATGAGGCTTTGACCTGTACGGTTACTGGTAAAAACATCCGAGGCGAAGGCCTAGGTGTTAAAATCATGAAATCTGCAAACGGAGTAGTTACTGATGATAGCGCGAACTTTAACATTTCCGGTATCACCATTACTGACAATCAGCCAGCGGATGGCACTGATACACTTCAGTTTAGCCTTTCGGCATTAACGTCTGCAGCCAGATCGTTAGATGACGGTGCTTCTACTTTGTTTTACTTTGTTAAGATTGATACCGAGTCTGGATCTTCTGCTAACGCTCCAGCTTTTGGCGTGAACGAGATTACGGTTTTGGATCCCAACCCAACACTGGAAGACGATCCAACCGGACAGGCAAATCACGCTTCATACAGAAAAGGCTCAATCGCTGACGGCGAAATGTTTCAGTGTACCATTAGTGGTCAAAACTTTTACGCCACAATGGATACCTGGGCGTCAAACAAGGCACAGTGGGAGCAACGCGCTTTGACCAACCGTGGTCATAAGGGTGCAGGTGGTTACACATGGGCTGAGTTAGATGACGAAACCGGTATTGACTACATGGACGCAATTGTCGCAAGCGACGGAACGATAACTCTGGAGATCACAGTTAGCAGCAACAGTGCAATGAACGAAGGTTTGCGCGAAGTTACTGTTTACACACGCTCTGGAGAAGCGGCCCTTGCAGGCGTTTTGGATATTTTGCCCCCAGCGGCAACTATCACGTCTGTTAGCCCAGAAGAGCAAGAAGAGGGTACTGCCCAGGCTCTTACCATTGCTGGTGCTGACTTCTTCCCTGCTGGTGCTGGTGTAGGCGCGTCCGGTGAGGACGACATTCCTGCTGCAAGCGAAACCGCAGAAGAAGAAGGCGGTGCTGCCGAAGCCGAACAGGCATGGCTAGACGAATCTACAGCCGAGATTAAGAGAGCATCCAAAGCTATGGCGGGAGGCGATGAGGAAGGGGTTGAAGAGTCCAGAGAAATCTTGTCTGCGTTGGCAGATGAAGGTGCAGAACAAGCGTATGACCCGGCTCAACTGGATTTGATTGCTGAAAAAATCGAAGAGTGTGATGCATGGCTAGCTGAAAACCAAGAGGCATAATCGTTCTTTTTAGAACTTTTTAATGCATGTTTATCGCAGGGTCCCTTTTTCGGAAGGGGCCTTGCCCTTATGAAGAGGTTGGGATATACAGGTTTTCTCCCCTTTCCTGTAGCGCGGTTCGACTCCGCGCCCTTTTCACCTTTTTGGATCTATAAATATGTATGTTTTTAACAGATCTATTTGTTATTTTGCTCTTTGATCTGTTAATTTACACCCTGAAACAATGTCTATTTGGAGGACAAAAATATGGCTTTAGCAGCACATGAGATTATTTTAAACGTAAGGACCGACGGCGCCTTTGGGCTTGTTTATAATGACGCCGCAGGCGAGGATGCCAACATCAAGCACATAGTCGGAGCAAAAGACGTAACCATCAGCAACAGTTCAGACGTTCTTGATACAACTGCTTTCACTGATTCTAATTTCCGCACAAAGCTGTCCGGCCTTAAAGACGCATCCATGTCTTTTAGCGCCAATTTCGCAGTCGGAACAACCAATGGCTACATCGAAGACCTTTTCAATGGCCTTTCAGACGGCACAGACAGATACCTCTTTCTTGGCTTTACCGGCTCCACCGGTGGCGCAGGGGGCGGCATTAGGGCAACAGGAGTTGTTGAGTCTGTAGAAATTACGGGGTCGGTTGACGGGCTTGTTGAGGCATCTGTCTCCATACAGCTCACTGGCGCCCCCCAATTTATGACATCATAGGAGGTCAACATGGCCGCCATTGCTGCGCATTTATGCCGTCTTTACATGACGGGTACGTCTTCCAATGCAACGTCTGGGGGTTTGAACGACCTGGGCGGCGGAACTTCCTGGCAGATACCAAAATCTGGAAACCAGCAGATCTTAGATCCATCAACTGCTCAGGTGTTTGAAAACGGCACGTCCACCGTCACTCCTGCCACCATCGACCATCTTTTTGGGATCGTAAACACGCCTGGAGTGGGTGAGCCTGCCTTGAATATTCAAGACATCAATTACCTCCCCAAGTATGAAGTCGGGACGGTTACGGATTTTTCCATTAGTGTGTCCTCCGACATTTTGGATTGCTCAACTATTGACGGTGAAGTTTTTAGGAATTATAAAAACGGCCTGGTTGACCTTAATGGCTCATTGACGTTGCTTGAAACCCCTAATCAGGACTATGATACGGACGCTGGCGAAATTAAGCTTTTTGACTTACTGTCAGACGGTACGCCGAAGGTGCTTGAGATTAAGTTTGATCCCGACTCAAATCAGGTATTCAGGGCCTTCGTCATCATTGAGAGCTATGAAAACACAGGCTCGGTTGACGGGCTTGTAGAAACCAGTATATCATTCCAAGGCGCACCTCAGAGTGCGACAGAAACTGGAACAACCACTGGCTCCGCATACTCATTTGGAGACATCGGAAGCTGATAAGGGGAAAACATGTCAGAAAATATACGTAATTTAATTCGCACAGCGACATTGGGAACAGGTGCAGAACGAGCATCTACAATCCTGCCGGTAAACGGTCAGGACGTAGAAATTCGCCAGCCCACAGTAGGTCAGCGCAGTAAAATCCTGACCGCAGCAGGTGGAGGCTCCACGGGCGAAATCAAGGACTTCTCAAAGCTCCAAATCGCTGCCATTATGCACTGCTGCTATGTCCCAAACACGGAAGAACACATTTTTGAGAAGGCCGATGAGGCCACATTGATGAATATGCCATCCGGTGGCTGGGTGGACGAACTTGCGGCAGAAGCGGTTCGGTTGATGAATACCGAAGCGGAGCAAGACGCAAAAAACTAAAGAAAGACGGTGAGAGACAGTTTCTGTTTTTTCTAGCAGAAACACTGGGTTACACCGTCGATGACTTGTCCGAGCGTCTTTCCGTTTCTGAGTTTCTGGAGTGGAACGAATACTTCAGAATAAAGAATGAGGCGGAAAAGAAAGCTATGGACAAAGCAAAAGCTCAAAACAAAACACGCTCTCCTCGTTCATTTAGGAGGCGTTAATGGCTGGTGAAGCTGGACAAATCAGCGCGTCGCTGACGCTGGACATTTCTAAGTTTACAAAAGCTCTTGATGACGCCAAAAAAGCTGTTTCGGGAATGCAGAAAACAGCGTCGCAGGCAGCATCGGCAGGCGGTGGCGGTGAGGCTGCGGCGCAGTCCGCGAAAAAAGTTTCTGAAGCTGTTAAAAAACAGAAAAATGAGCTTAAGAATCTCTCCCAGGCGTTTAAGAGGCTTAAGGATGATTATGCCCAGGGCATAACAACACAAGAGCAATACCAAAAAAAAATGCAGGGTGTACTCAGCTCTGCAAACACTCTTAAGAACG